TTGGCTCACCAAAGACGATCTCGACCCGATGGCCAGCGTCCGCCTGGTGAGCGACACGGTCGCCTTTCCGGCGTTCGACGAGCAGGGCGAGACGATCGTCACACACGGCTACCTGCGCGAGCGGATTTCCGCCACTCGCGGCGTCACGGTCGCCGCGCGGCTGGTCGAGCACGCCCAGCAGGGCAGCGACCTCGACTTCGCGCAGTTGGTGAAGGCGAAGATCGCGGCCTGCGTCACGCTCTTGCATCACTTCGAGCCGGCTTTCGACGGCAGTGCCCCCGACGCGATGGGCGAAAGCAAAAAGAGCACGCGGCCCGACGGCACCGAGCGAATCGTCGAAAGCCTGGCCCCGGGTCTGAACATCTACTCGCGGCCCGGCGAGACGATCGAAGGGTTCACGCCCAACATCCCGAATACCGAGTATCAATGGCACTCGCTGGCCATCATCGCCATCGTGGCCATCAACCTGGGACTGCCGCCGGCCGTTTTGCTGCTGGACCCGAGCAACACGAACTTCAGCGGCTGGCGCGGCGCGATGGACCAGGCTCGGGCCGGCTTTCGCAATTTGCAACGCCGGCTGGCCGAATGCCTGCACGCACCGGTCTGGCGGTGGAAGGTCCGGCAGTGGCTCCGCGAGGATCCCGAGCTGCGTGCCCTGGCTGCCGAAGCGAACATCGACCCGTTCGGGCACCGCATGTTTTACGGCACCTGGCCCTACATCGATCCGGCCAAGGACGCCCAGGCCGACATGGTCCGCGATCGCGGCCTGAAAACCAGCAAACGCCGGCTGGCTGCCGAGCGCGGCATGGATTGGGACGACCTGCTGCAGGAAATCGTCGACGACAACGCCAAGCTCATCGTGGCCGCCCACCGCAAGGCCTGCGAGATCTCGACCGACGGGCTCACCGTCACGTGGCAGCAGCTCCTGGCGCTCCCGACGCCCGACTCGGTCTCGCTGGCGATCGACACGCGCGAGCCTGGCGAACCCGCCCCGAACTCCGATCCGAAGGAGCGATGATGCCCAGCCCACGCCTTGCCAAAACGTCCGACCGCGAAGCCGAGCTGATCCTGTACGGCGTCGTCGACCGCTGGGGCGACATCGATCCCCGCCAGGTGCGCGACGAGCTGAAGGCCCTCGGACCGCTCGACGCGCTGCACGTGCACCTAAACAGCGAAGGAGGCAGCATCTTTGCCGGCCTGGCCGTCTACAACACGCTCCGCAGCGACGCGGCCCGGGTGATCGTCCACGTCGACGGCATCGCCCTGTCGATGGCCAGTGTCATCGCGATGGCCGGCGATGAGATCGTGATGGCCGAAGGCGCCATGCTGATGATCCACAATCCGCTCTGGATGGCGGCCGGCGAGGCGGACGAACTCCGCCAGGCGGCCGACGTGATGGACAAGCTCAAGGACCAGCTCGTGGCCATCTACGCGCGGCGGACCGGCAAGTTGCCCGAGGAGATCAGCGCGTGGATGGACGCCGAAACCTGGCTCACCGGCGACGAGGCGATCGCCGCCGGGTTTGCCGACCGGACCGAAGAGCGAATGGCGATCGCCGCCACGCTCGACCCCGAGAAATTCCAGAATCTGCCGGCCCATCTCCGGCAGTCCAACGTTACCAAACCCTCCAACGTCAAGGAGCCTCCGATGGCCGAATCCACGCCCCAAGCCCCCCAACCGGCCGGGTACGCCGAACTCAAGGCCGCTTTCCCCAAGGCCGACGCGACCTTCCTCACCTCGCAGCTCGACGCGCAGGCCACGCTGGACCAGGCCCTCGCCGCCTGGCAGACGGCGCTCGAAAAGCGAGCGGCCGATGCCGAGGCCCGCGCGCAGGAACTGGAGGCTAAGGCCGAAGAGGCCGCCAACGCCGCCGGAACCCTCGGCTCCGCCGGGCTGCCCGACGGCAACGCACCGGGCGGCGATCGCGGCGACGCCCTCGATTTCCGCGTGCTGGTCGACAACCTGGTGGCCCAGGGCACGCCTCGCCACCTGGCGGCGCGCCAAGTGGCCAAGCGGTACCCCGAAGCTCGTGCCGCCTACGTGGCCCGGCACAACGAAGAGCACGCCTACGCGCGCAAGTAAGCCTCCCCCCAAGCTGTCGTGTTCGACGCGACCGACCTGTCCCTCGCAAAGGAACCCATCATGAGTCAATACGTTGAAAGCCCCTGCCGGCAGTTCACCGCCGGCGCTGCGCGGGACCGCTTCCTGCGCGTCAAGTTGTCCGGGGCCAGCCTGGCCACCGCCGGCGCCAGCGACGTCTCCATCGGCACCCAGGAAATCGAATCCTTCGCGGCCACGGACGTCGTGCCCGTACGGTTAAGCACGGCCCAGGGCACGCGCAAAATGATCGCCTCGGGCGCCATCACCGCCGGCAACCCGGCCTACGCCGCGGCCGACGGCAAGATCGCCAGCAGCGGCACCGTGGTCGAGGGCCGCGCGCTGGAGTCGGCCACCGAGGACGGCGACGTGATCGAGGTGTTGCCGATTCCCAACACTGACATCTCGGCCACCATCACCGGCACGAACGCCGCGACGTTCGAGGTCGATGCCGACTTGGCCAAGCCGAAGCTCGGAATGAAAGGCCAGGCGGCCGGAACGGGCGATTTCACCACGTTCCTGAAGCCCGAGGCCACGCTCTCCGCCGACAACGAAATCATCGTGCCCGAGGCCGACGGCGACACGCTGGCGGCCGTCGCACTCGCGCAGACGCTCACCAACAAGACGCTCGTGACGCCGACGCTGACCACCGGCTACAAGGCCACGGCCGAGGAGGTCACGCCCGACGATTCCGAGGGTACCGGCAACCAGATCACCGCCGGTACGACCGCGGTCGACGTGCAGGCGGTCACCAACGATGCGGACGATTTTATTGTGCTGCCGGCCCTGGCCGACGTGCCGGTGGGTCACGAGATCACCATCCTCTGCAACGCCGGCAAGAACTTCGAGCTGCGCACCCCGGCCGAAAGCAGCGAGGAGATCAACAGCGAGGACTGCGACGGAACGAAGGAATACCTCTGCACCGACACCGAGGTGCTGAAGGTGGTCAAGATCAGCGACACGATCGGCTGGATGGCGCACGCCTATTCCGCCATTGGCGCTGTCGTGACCGCTGTCGTTCCCGACTGAGCCTGACGCCGTGCCGCAGGCGTGCTGGCCACCGTCGGCACGCCCGGCACGCCCGACGCGAGACGCCACGTTTTCAAGCGATTCCCCCTATTTAAGGACACCATCATGACCACCCCCGAAACGTCCCTCTCGGTGTTGCGACCGGACCTCCGCGACAGCCTGGAAGAGTTCGACCTGCAGGCCGACCGCGAGGGTTACATCGCCCACCGCGTGCTGCCGGTCATCGAGGTCGACAAAAGCTCCGGCCAGTTCGGCATCATCTCGGTCGAGCAGCTCCTGCAGGAGCGTGACACGGCCCGGTCCGCTCGTAGCGGCTATGCCCGCGGCGACTGGACCTTCCAGAAGACCACCTACGCGACGGCCGAACAGGGTGCCGAGGAGCCCGTCGACTCCAAGGAGGCGGCCATGTACCGCGACTTCTTCGACGCGCCCCTGGTCTCCTCGCAGCGTGCCCGCCACATCGTCCTGATGAACCGCGAACGCCGCGTGGCCGCCGCGGTCTTCAACGCCACGACGTTCACCAGCCAGACGACCACCGTCACGAACGAGTGGGACGCCAACCACAAAACCGACGCCACGCCCATCCAGGACGTCGAGACGGCCGTGCAGGCCGTCTGGAACCGAACCGGCGTCTGGCCGAACGCGCTAGTGATCAACCGCAAGGTCTTCCGCAACCTGCGGAACCTCGACGAGATCAAGGACCGGATCGCCAGCAGCGGTGCCGGCTACCCGAGCCGAGCGGCCGACATCACGGCCGAGCAGCTTGCGCAGTGCTTCGATCTCCAGCACATCCTGGTCGCCGGCGGCGCCCGCAACGCGGCCACCGAGGGGCAAGCGGTGTCGATCAGCTCGATCTGGAGCGACGAGTACGCCATGGTCACCCGCGTGGCCGAGAGCAACGATTTCCGCGAAGTCTGCCTCGGCCGCACGTTCCACTGGGGTGAGGACGGCTCGGAGGTCGGCGGGCTGCTGGAAGACTACCGAGACGAGACCATTCGCTCGGACGTGATCCGCTGCCGGCACGAGGTCGACGAGCTGCTGCTCTACTCGGCCGTCGGCCAGTTGCTGGACAACATCACGACCGGGTGATCCCGATCCTGCCCCGGTCGGCGGCGAGGGTCTCGCCTCCAGCCCGCGCCGCCGGCCGTTTTTGTTGAGGTGCCACGATGGCCGCTTCCGAACTCGACTTGCTGCGTAAATATCTGTTCCGCGCGGCTGCCTACCTGACGATGTGGCTGGCCGGCCAGACGGTCGGCGCGATCTGGTGGGCCAGCGCAATCAATACTCGAGTCGCCCAACTGGAGCGACTCAGCGAACGCGTCGAGGCCCGCGTGCACCATCTCGAACTACGGCCTTGCAGTACCCTATCGACCGAGCCTGACTAATGCCCAGTGCGTTTGAGACCGCCTTCGCCGACGCCGGCGCCCCGGCGCTGCTTTCGCAGTTCGGGCAATCGTGTACCTACACGCCCGCCGGCGGCGCCGCCGTCGCGTTGACGGCCATGGTCGGGGCCGAGCAATCGCACGAGGGCGAGTACTCCGACGGCCGCCGGCTGATCCGCACCCGGCAGATCACCCTGGCCACCGATCCGGCCGGACCGTACGGCGGGGTCGAAGACGTCCATCTGTTCGACACGATCACCGTCGGGACGGTGACCTACGCCGTGCACGAGATCGATAGCCGCTCGCACAGCCTGGTCACCTGCACCGCGATCCGCACCGAGGACATGCAGCGTAGTCGGGACGGCTATCGCGGGAGGCGACGCTGATGGCCACGGCCGCTACGACCAGCCTCGGCAAGGCCCGCGAGCATCTGCGGGCCATGATTGCCGCGTCCACCGCGTTCCAGGCCTGGGTCGGCGTCGACGACGAGGACAACCCGGCTACCGCGGCCCTGGCGTCCATCTGGTACGAGAGTCTGCCCCTGCCGGCCGACGGCGTGACGTACGACACGGACGAGATGGTCGCCTACTGGCCCTACGCCCTGCTGTTCAGCGACGGCTACCAGATCCGGCCCGTCGCCAACGGGAGCCACCGGGACGGCGGCACGCTCGGCGTGCAGTTGGTGGGCCTGGTCGACGACGCGGCCGGCAACGACCCGACCGAGGCGACCGTGCTGTTCGAGAACCGCGTGATGCAGATCCTCGAGGACATGGCCGACCTGCGAGAGCAGGCCGGCTACCTCGATTTCAACGAGCTGCAAGTGATGGGCGGCACGGTCCGCTCCCGCCCCGACGACATCGCCGCCGGCGGCCAAGATGAACTGGCCATCACGGTCCGCGTCCCCTGGGGAGAATGACATGCCTGCAATCGGCCTGAAAGTGAAATACACGGGCGCCATCCCGGGCGTCACGATGAGCCAGCGCGAATGGAACGAGATCCAGCGCGGCGTGTGGCAGGCGGTCGGCCGCTACTGGCACGTCCACTTCCGCCCCAAGCACTTCACCAGGGCCGGCGCGCAGGAGTACGGCTACGAGCCCCGCACGGCCGCCTACCAGCGGCGTAAGGCCAAACAAAAACACCACCAGGAACCCCTGGTGTTCACCGGCGAGAGCCGGCGGCGGACCCGGTCGGCGCGGATCGTCCCGTTCGCAACGGCCAGCCGGGTGGGCGTTCGGGTCCGCATGTCGGCGCCGAACCTCAGCTACCGCCGCGCCAACACGCCCGACATGCGCGACGAACTGACCACAATCAGCGACAGCGAGGGCGCCGTGCTCAGCCGCCTGCACCGGCGCGGCACCGAGGCCGGGCTCCGTCAGTCCCGCGGTCGGCGAACCGTTACCATTTCGTAAGAAATAGAGGATTCCCATGGGCATTTCCGCGATCAATAACGTCTACGCCGTCGCGTTCGGCACGCTCGCCACGCCCACGGTGATCCGTGCGCGCGACACGTCTTTGCTCGACGGCACGCAGGTCATTCGCGAGGCCAACTCGGGCGCGCCGTACGCCCGCAATGCGTACATCACCGGGCAGGCGCCCA